TTCTGCGGCAGTTTGAGCAGTCTCAGCGGCAGTTTGAGCAGTCTCAGCACCAGTCTTTGCTGTTTCCGCCGCTGTCTGCGCTGTCTCAGCATTGACCTCTGCTGTCTCAGCATTAGTCTCTGCAGTCTCAGCGTTTGTAGCCGCTGTCTCTGCACGTTCAACTAACTCAACAATGTTTTCCTGTTCTTCCCCTGACACATCTGTCATGCCAGACGATTGAGTCCAATTGGTATCTATAGTTGTTGAGCCTGTCGTTACCTCACCAGTATCGCCATCACCCATTCCTGCTTGAGAAGACCAATTTGTTGTACTCATTAAGCGTTCCTCATCACAAGTGGGCCACCAGAAGATCGGGCGCGGGTAGAGTCATCTCCAAGGTTTTTAACTGATGCTCCATATAGTTGCGCCCACACAGCAATACGAGCGTCTTCAGCTAAATAAGGCGCTGATTGCAATAACGAGCCGTACAAGTAAACGTCTGGGTAATTACTTAGAAGCCAGTTGTCGTCAGCATCAACTGCAAATGCAGGTATCCTAGCGTAATACACCATTGTTAATGTGTACTCATCATCTGGAGCAGGATAGAACTCAATCTGGCCTGAGTTGATTGTGTATAACCGTGGCTTACCTGCAGTATCGTTGGTCAGAACCTTCTGACGCCCAATCTCAGCAACTGATGCGTATTCAATCTGCGATCCATCGCTCAAATATAAATGGATGCCTTCAATCCAATCTGTTGGCAAGTTCTCAAATCGCTCATCTAATGTAGTAGTAACCCGGCGCTCTTGTCGCCAGTGGCGTAAGTCACGAGCTATCTGTGACTCAGCAAGCGCAACGAAAGTCGGGATGATCGTTGTCATGTCATCCCTGTTTAAGAAATCTGCGATAGCTGTCTTTAGCTCGCCATAGTTAGATAGTGCCATTAGCGAATCCTGTTACGGTTGTATGCGTCCATTGTAGCATCACCCATTGGTGTTGGCGCCATAAAGCCAAGCAGGGCATCCAAAATCATCTGCTGAAACTCACCTTGTGCTTCTTCTTTCGGAGCTATCTTCATACCTGCTGTAGCGATATCTGCCGCTGTAGCGTCTTCTGGCAAGCCTAGCGCACCGAGTATCCCGCCTGCGCCGAGAGCCGCCTGACCTGCAGTGAGACTGGCTGATTTGCTCATCTTTGGATCAAACTTAGCAGTGGTTGCCCGTAGATCGGCAGGGTTCATGATGATGTATGAGAATGGATCGTATGTGTATTTTGGGTTTGCGTATTTGACACCATCATAACGTGGGTCAGCGACAAAAAACTCGTCCAACTGCCCTTCCAGTTTTGCGATCTTTTCTTTTTCGCCGATCTTTAAGAAGTTTTCTGTGTCAGGTAACTCCTTCATGAATTTATATTCTGCTTGCCTATTCAGTGGATCGAAATCAGGTCTATTCTTTGTGATGTAGTCCTGCCTGCGCTTCCATCCCATGTCCTTGATACTCTGAATCTGCTCCATCAGCGATTCTTTGTAGTCATTGACCTTTGGCAGTGATCCCCTGCCCATGCCCTCGATGTAGTTTTCATACTTAATAGAGTCAAAGCCAAGTTTATTCAGCACTTCCCTTATCGTGGCGAAATTTGCTTTGTTGTTATCAGAAAACCTAATGTTTTCTAAAATATCGACAGCATCACCATAATCAGCAGGATCGCCATAATACTCTTGGATTGCATCAGCAATCGTTTGAGCCGCCCTATGAGAGTCAGCCCAGTCTCCTGCATCCACTGTCTCCAGTGTCTTATTCATCCGAGCATGCAGTGGGATGATGTTTGCGCCTTCTTCAAACACGGTAGGTTCTAGTCGGCTATTCGCTCTTTTACCTTGTCGCGTATCAAGCAGTCTGTTTGTGGCTGTCTCGTAATCAGGTGCAATGTGTACACCTACATCTACCTTATCGAGATCAAACTCCTGAATATCAGGTGCATTTGTGCCGTGATAGAACTTGCGCTCTGGATCGAACCCAATAGCCTTTGCTTTGTCTGGCTTGGTTGTAGAACGTGAACCACGCTCAAGAATTGCCTTCAGGATTGGATTCATCGCGTCTTACTCCTGAGATAACCTTCCATTGTATCGACACCGCCACCAATTGGAGTTGGGGCCATGAAACCGAGCAGTTCCTCAAGGATAGCGTTTGGTGTGATCATGCCCTCGTTAGGTCTTGCCTGCATACTTTCAGATACATTACGCATTATACGAAGTGATGCCTCAGCCTGACCTGATCCTGTTGCACCTAGCGCACCTAGGATTCCTGCGGATGCAAGTGGAGCCGCTGAACCAAGGATGTTTTTCAAGCCTTTGTTGTCAGGATCAAATGCCGCACCGTAGTAAGACCTGATTGTTGATGGGTCTTGCACTGATATGTTTGTGCCACCATACATATCGTAATCACTTAACCAGTCTTGCCCTTCTTCTGTTTTTCTCGCGTTTCTGGTCATGGCGAAACGATTGGGGCCAACATCAATTACTTGTGGTATCTCAACGCCCTTCAGGCCGAGAGCTTTTGCCGCCCTGCCTATCTTGTCAGTAGTGTTGATCGCACCACTAACCTCAAAACCTTTACTTCTGAGTAACTCAGGTAACTCATCGATTGGGATTGTTGTGCCATCAGGGAACTCAAAATCGCCGTAATATATGTCGTTCCAGTTCTGACCACCTGCATCTAGTCGGCCATATTCTGTTGTATCTAGCAGTGTCCGATATGATGCGCTTTCTGGTGTCATGTAGCTGTGAGTCAGTGGAGCGTCTTCAGCAAACCATGTTCCGCCGCCTTTTCTTTGGGCGAACGCCGCGTCAGGATCGAACTCCAATCTACCTAACTGGTCATCACCAACTCCACCAACTCTGAAAGCCTGAGTTCTATTGCCCTGCTCACGCGCTCTGTTCATGCGTGAGTTAAAGTCCATCGGTAGCTCGCCAGTAGCGATCTTTTTGGCCGTACCCTCTGGGTAACCTGCCTTGATTAGTCGCTCTATGGCTTTGAGTATCGACATCAGTAGCCGCGCCTTGCTCTGTCTTCCATAGTGCCGCCGCCCATCGTGGTTGGGGCCATGAAGTTAAGCAATGTCTCCAGAATCATGTTCTGTCCGGCATCGCTGTATCCTTTGCTGATCTGCTCATTCATACCTTTGCGAACATCTGCCATCTTTGGCATCGTCAGGTTGCCCATAATAGTTGTCTCTGGCTCGGTCACATCCATATCAGCAAATGCCGCTATCGGAGTTCCTGCCGCCGCCGCCGCAAAAAATGGCGCATACTTCTTAACGCCTTTTGGTAACTTAGATAGATCACCACCTACTAATACATAGTCGCGCATAGCTGTTGGGTCTACACCAAGCTGTCTAGCTCGGCCTGCGATCTTGTCTGCAAACAGTTCTAGCTTGCTTTGACCAACTGGAGTCTCTACGCCTGTAGCCCGTGATGCTGTACCCCACAAACGTGCCTGAGCCGGGACAGGTAATACCCCTAGCTCTGATGCTACCTTGCTGTCCCACCAGTCGCGCAAGGTGTTTAGCTCTGGTGTAGACACAGATTGATCCGGGACTGCAGGCTGACCCTTAATTGTTTTCATGTTACGAGTGTCTGCAAGACCCACTGCTCGTGACCAGTGAGCGTCACCGACTGGAGTACCCCAAGATCCGCCAAGTGATTCAGGCAGTGAGGATTGGATGTACGCAGGAACTTTTGGTGAACTCATCTGCACATTACCACCAGACTCAAGATACTTGAGCATTGATGGAGCCTGCGCTGTTGAGTGAGCCATGTGACCGGGAATGCCTGCCATATCTGCAGGTCTACCGGGAGCGTCTGCTTTGCCACCATATTTCAGGAAGTCTTGGATGCGTCCTTGGTTAGCTAGCCAGTTTGCGCCTGTGCCACGGCTGATCTCTGTTAACACATCTGACATTGGGCTTGCCATGCCAGTGAATGCGTTCAACTGTTTGAAATACTTCGGAGCCTCTTCTGGGCCAACAAGATCAATGAGCTTGTCGTACATCGGAGTGGTCTCGTACCAAGAGTCCATACCCTTGTATAGCTCTGGGCGCTTCCCACCCTCTTCCAAGATATCTAGGATACGTTGGGTATTCTTCTTACCCATGATTGGTTCTGCCGCCGCAGATCCTCTGGACTTCTCTGGCTTCTTAACGACTGACTCTGCGCCACGAGTTCTTGACTTGCTTAGCTCGTATAGCTCATCCCGGTTCACTCCGAACAGAGTTTTGAGTGCATCTGCTTCAGGAACTGTCTTTGCAAGATCAGCCGCTTCTTGTGCGAGCTTTGCAGGATCATCGTAAATGCGCGGGAATGCAATACGTTGCGCCGCCCTACCAAGAGTTGATCTTACCGCCATTTTGCCGTCCTAAGTATGTGATCACCCGGACATTTTACCACTATTCAGTGATTAGGCTACACCTGCGATATTTCTACGAATCGGCGTATCCCAAGAATTTGATTGATGGACGCCTTGCCTGTAGATTGCAACAAGGCCGAATGCGTCTGCACCATGTGATGCCCAGTCATGTTCAGGGCCAAGGCCAAACCCTCTAGCCTCGTCACGTTTCTCGTGATACCAACCGAGTGCCTCTCGTCCTGCCTTGGTGTTTTCATCGTGGAATCTGCATGACGGGAACATGCGTCTTGCCGCCTCGATGCGGGACAGTACAGCGCCTGCGCCTTGATTCTTGATAGACTCGACAGTGAATCCGGCATCTTGCAAAAACCCTTCTGGCGTCACCTTGTAGACCATGTCGTGCTTCCGGCCATCGTGTGGCAGAACCATCAGTGCGTCATCGTAGCCTTTCGATCTGAGCCAGTTAACGTGTGACTCAAATGGCTGACCTACCGCCTCATAGTAATCCAAGAGGCGAATCTCTTCACCGATGAACTGCACAATCCAAATAGCAGTCGCATCCGACTTTTTGGAGGTTCCGCCGATGTCCCACACGGCATGTAGTTTGACAAGAGGATCTTTTCCAAAGAATCCGATTCTACCTTCAAGTGCCGCTTCCGATAGGTGTCGAGCGTAATACGCGCCCTCCAAGACAGTGGCATACTCACCCTCCCATACATGTGGGTATCGATCGGGAGTCATGCGTAAGCAGTCGTCCTTCTCTTGCAAGAGTACCTTGCTGATCCACGGGTTGTGCTTCCAGTTGGCGTTGACGACTACAGCACCTGTTGGTGTGTTCTCGCCTCTCAGTAACTGATCGATCGCATCTGTTGGTCTGTTCGGGTTCCATGATGCCCAGATCTCTGAGCCTTCTTTCCGCATGGTTGGCGTCAATAGCTCTAGTGACCTGTGGCTGAGTGACTGAGCCTCTTCAATCCATGCTCGGTCAAAACCTTCCAGTGACTTGATAGAGTCAGCGGTGTGGTCTTGCATACCAGTGAAGATGATCACACCATCGCCCGGCGTCTCGATGACTTCCCGGTAGACTTTGAAGCCTGCCTTCTCTCCGAGGTTGTACGCTTGGAGCTTATCCTCGATCAGACGCTTTGATGATTGCTTCAGTGACTTTTGCACTTCCCGGATACATGCCGCTCGCATGCCCGGTATCATCAAGGCATCCTCGATTAGTAGCTCAGCAAAAAAGTGAGACTTGCCTGAGCCTCGGCCACCCCACGCGCCCTTGTAGCGAGCAGGATCTAATAACGGCCTAAATACTGATGCCGTCTTGAGTTGTAATACCACACTCAAATCTGAGTTGCCTCGATAATAACGCGCTCTACCTTCTGTGGCGACATCGATCCATTGCTCGAAATGTGGTCTGTCTGACTAGCATCGCGGTAGCCGTGGTTTGCCATCATGAGTTTGGTGATTGCTGAATTGAACTCACCTGCAAGCCCATTATTGATCAGCGATACCGCCTGCATTTTCATGACTGACTCTAACGTGTCGGAAAACTCTTCGATCGAATCACGCCATGCGTAGCATGTATCACGGTGTATTCCAAGGTGTAGAGCTAGTCCTTCAACCGAGTGAACGATCTGCCCATCGGGTAGGCTCTTAACGTACTCGTCTGCCTTCTTCTGAAGAGCCGGAGTGTATTTAGTTGGTCTTCCACCTGCCATCTCTGTGCCTATAGCGTCCAAAGTGTGTATAGACGCTTTATACACTAGGGCGATAGTCTTATTCAATCACGGCCTGTCATTAGTTTGTGCTGATCTAATGCACCGAGAGCATATGCTCCATTGATTATCTTGAGTAGCTCGCTCTTGTACGTCCACTCAAACCTTACCACCTTGATCTGATCATGGTGCTTGTTCTCAAGCATGTACCTGCGAACGTGCGGCATCTTCTCCATGTAATATCTTGCACCCTTCAGGGTATCTGTGACCTGCCATATTTTGTTCATTTCGACTTCTCGTTAGCGTCCCACCATAGGCATAGCCAGACCAGTAGTGACACAGTGATGATTAAAGCGCAGACAAATTCCATTATGCTCCAAACCTCTTGGCGTGGATGATGTGCGGGAAGTTGAAGCTCCGCTCGTAGTTGTACTTGTAACGTGCAACCATGATCTCGACTGACTTGTAGGTCTTACCAAAGTGTTCAGCAGTGTCCTTGATCGATCCGCACTTGCTCCAGTGGCTCATTACATCGTCCACGGTTGGCTCGTTCATTGCCTTGTTATTCATTCTGCGCCTCTCTCATCTAGGTACGCTGAGTACCATGCGTCAAATTGTTTCTTCTCTAGCTCACCGTATGTGTCTAGCTCACGAGTTGGCCCACAGTATCTGCAGACCTCATCACCCATGTTCAGGTGTTCCCTGAGTACGTTGTCCCCACAGTTGGGGCAGGATGGATGCTTGGGCATACTCATTCGCCACCCCACTTCTTGGTCAACCAATCCCCGACTAACCCGATGACCCCTGCTACCACAAACGCGGTAGCGAGGCCGAAAATTAGGACAAATGCTTCTGCCATTATTCTTCTCCTTTGATTACGACAATCTTGGTAGGACGCTGAACGATGGTCTGCTTAGCGCCATCGCGTACACCATGCTCTTTGACCTTAGCCATGAACAATACAGTGTCACCTTTCTCAGCAGGCATGTAACCGTTGTTATCCAACTTCTCACCGAGAGAGTTCATGTAGACAACCTTGTTGCCTGCATCGTCTTCCATGATGGTGATGTAGCCCACGCCTGAGTCGTAGTAGTGAAACTTAGGACGGTCAAACTCGATAACCGCTACAACCTTCAACTCAAACTGCATGCGCTCGCCGACAACACCAACGTGTTCCAAAGTAGCGTTCTGGGCATTCTTGTCTGCCTCACGCTTTGCGTCCCACTCAGCCTGACGAGCCGCCTGCTTGTCGATGATCTTGCATACGGCGTTGTACTGACCTTCAGTCAACTTGCCGTACATGTCCCATGCGCGGTACAAGCTCAGAGCAAACTCATTGTTTGACCAGAACTTGTCATACTCAATGTTGATCAACCAACGCTCGACATCATGTGAACGCTCGAAAGTACGGTGAAACGTCTTGTTAGCGTTTTCCCAAATGTTGCGCTTGATCGCGTTATCGTATGCAGTTTCATCGTGGATAAAAGCCATGTCGTACTCCTAATTACATTTCAATTTCGACATAACAATTAGACCACAATCAAATACTCAGTGCAACACTTTAAGTTGATCATGATGCATTTTTTATTTGTGCGATGCCTTCAAGCCTTGCCTTAGCCAGACGTACACGGCGTTTATCTTCAAGTGTGAGCTTTCGCGTCTCACCGGCTATGCTCAGGACAATCTCGTCTTCTAAGGCTTCCTGTTGCATTTTCTTGCTAAACACCGGGCGGATATAGTTACTGTCTGGCGGAAATATCTCTGCCATCTCTAGGCCGAGAGCTTGCACGAGCTTTGGCCCGTCTGCTCCACACACAAAGCAATGAGCTAACACTGTGCCGTCAGCGCATTCCTTGATGCTCATGTTGAAACCTTTGCCATTGTGTACCGGGCATGGAACTCTCCACTTGTCTTGCCCAGAGTTACGCACTTTGCTGAATTGGTTGAGGATCGTTTCTACTGTCATTTTTCATCCTTGCGTATGCATGTCTTATGTTCTGGCTCTTGATGAACCGATTGACCTCGTCTGACATTCCATCAACACGAGATGGGTTTACGCCATTCGGCCATACACCGAACTTGGCGCGATACTTATGTGCCGCCCAACCGTTGCTGTAGCCGCGAGTCTTGGCGTAATACTGTAGCTCGCCGAGCCACTCTGATTTGCGTTCAGGCGTGTAGAGCTTATTAGCCTCTTTGGTCAACCTCTCTAGCTCTGCGCCGTCATGCTTGATCTGCTCGGTCATTGGTAGCTCGTAGCCGCAACCACAACGCACACCAACCATCTGCCGATAGCACTGCGGGCATTCCTGCACCTTCGGCTCTTTCTTCTGCTTGACCTGCTGTTTCTCTTGGAATCGCTTAGTTCCATCGTCTAGCTCTGAAGGCACTACGGCCTCAGCAAATCCAAACCTGTTCACGTTACCGGCGTGATCGAGGTACACGGCGTTCTCTTTGCCGTCCGCTGTCCGCATGATCCGGCCTGCTCGCTGAACATATGCGATGTGTGACTTAGTCGGGAAGCAATCGATCAGACAGCTAACCTGCGGCGCGTCATAGCCAGTGTTCAGTAGCCGGGAGCAGGACAGGATCGCAAACTCACCTGCGTCATGCGCCTCATAAAGTTCTTGGCGTATCTCGTCATCCATGTATCCATCGATGTGTTCGGCCTTCACTCCGATCGCCCGGAACTGCTCGACAAGAAACTTGGAGTGCTTGATCGATGGGCTGAACGCAATCGTCTGGCGTCCCCATGCATGCTTAACCCAGTTCTTGACGATATCGCCTGCCAGAGTGGCGTCTTTCTCGATAGCTTCCGATAGTGCTTCAGGATCATAGTCTGACCCGCCAGTGGACAGTGTTCTGGTCTTGATACCTTTGAGTGCGATTTGACGCCCGCCGTAGTAATCGACTGGACATAGGTAGCCTTCACCTAATAGATGCTCTGCTGTTGCCGGGACGATTAGGTCATCATAGTACCTGCCAAGTCCCTTGCTGAATGGAGTGGCTGACAGACCGACAAACGGGATGTTGTCGTATGCCTCCATCATCTTCTTCTGATACTCATACAAGGTGTGGCACTCATCCACGATGGCAAAGTCAAAGTCCACCATGTTCTTCCGCCGGGCTAGTGTCTGGATCGATGCGATCTGTATCGGCGCGTGTGGATTGGTTAGCTCGTGGTTACCCTGCATAACACCAAATGGTAAGCCGTGACGCCCAAACGCTTCCAGTGACTGCTGAACGAGCTTGATGCGATCGCAGATAAAGATGCCGCGCTTACCTTTGTCGAGTGCTGACTTGAGCATAGCCGCCGCTGTAATTGTCTTGCCGAATGAGCATGGAGCCGCAAGCAGTGGTCTTTTCTTTCCTGACGCTAGACTGTCTCTCAGCATCTGTATCGCCAGTTCTTGGTGTGGTCTTAGTTGCATATTCTTGATCCTATATTAGCTCTTTTATTAGATCGCCCATCCAAGTTACGCATGGTGTTTCATCCGAATCATTGCGGCTTCTTGGGTCTTTGATGATCCTGCAATCATGAAATGGCTCTCGCATATCAACATAAAAAATACCATCGTTGTGCTTACTGATCAGGAACGCAGGAACATTGATTGCTTCTGCGTACATTACGCAATGAGCTTTTTTATGTAGTGGGCAAAACAGATCGCCCCAGTCAAAAAAATTATGATCGTATCTAGTTTTGACTTCAGCAACTGCAACAACATGCCTTTTGTGTGCCTCGCCTCTGTACAGAACAAAATCGACTCGTTCATATTTACTCATTTTGAAATACTTGACGTTAAACTTTTTGCAGAATTTCTCAATCACGGCGATTTCATTTTGCAAATCTTCCGCTGTTTCTCCAACAAATGTTCTTGGGTCTAGTTCACCCATGAGTCACCTCAAATTTTGGCCATAGTTGTCATTTAGAGGACGTAGGGTGATCCCTGTCCATCCGATACGCTATCGTCCATGCAACCTCAGTAATCAGCAGTGCTTTCAGTCGTGGGTATCTCGACTCGGTAGCTCAACCGTCCCTGCCCGTAGGCGGATCACCTCTAACGCTGTTTGTCCCCGTCCTCAAAGGTTGGGTTGCAATCGTGCTTTCTGGTGCTGTACGACACTGAGCGTACTTTAACGGTACGGGATGAACCCTAACGATACAGAATGAGACTCTAGGAATGTTGACCGGGAATACTGTTTCGGTCACAATTGGAACCAGTGCCGGAGTGCGGTCACGGGTTTTTTCCTTTGATTCTCAGTCCGGTTCGCTAGGGGCTTCTCACACCCCGTCCGGCACTGTCTTAAACCTTACTCCTTTGAATTATTTCCTGTCAAACATTATTTGATTTCGATGGTAAACGATTTGCCTGACTCCTCGCCGAGCATGCCGATCAGGTTGCCTTGCATGGACATAAAGGCGCTGATGATCTCAGACACCTCTTCCAAATCGTAACCCTCAGCAACGAGCTTGTTGTGCAGGTCAGACTGGTACTCGCACATAAAGTCTGCGATTACGTCAGCGGTTTCGGATGTGATTTTGATTGCTGTCATGATTCTCTCCAAAAAGGGGCGCTTGGCCCCTCTCTTAGAAGTTGTAGTCGTAGAATTTTACTGGCTTGTCTTCAAGGTCATATTTCTGACCGTACTTGTCACACCAAATGTATGGCTGATCAGAGTAGACGTTTGGGTTCTTGCGGCGGCGGATGCGGATGACTGGGTTGTTCTTATTTGAAGTGATATTCCAAACTTGCTCATGTTGGTTTGAGCAATGGCCTGCAAATCCACCTGCATGCCACTCTGGCTTCCACTCGCCTTTCTCAGCGTCCATCAAGCGGATCTCAAGAGTCTGATCAGAAACAACCTTGATAACTTCCCAAGGCTTAACGTCTGTGTATCCGCGCTCGTTTGCATACTTTGCTGTAGTCATGTCGTGTTCTCCTTAATTTCAATTTAATTACCCGACACAGATAGGATACTACAATGGAATAGGAATGCAACACTTTTTGTTTCGGACAATAAAATATTTATTTGTCCTTGACCTGAGATGTGCCACCCAATGCCACAACATCATAACGTCATGGTGTCACCGCAATTGCGGTAGCGGTCATCGCAGTTGCGGTAAGTCATGGAAGGTTCGATGCTGAGCATGGAAGGTAGGACGCTACCTGAAAAGTCGCAACGCTACCTCAAAAATCGCAGGTATTAAAAAAGGGGCCGTAGCCCCTTCTCTTATCCTATCTTGACCTTGTGGCCGCTGTAGCTAGGAAACGTCTCGTCCTCATAGGCGCTGTCGATCCACCACTTATAGTCATCCATGATTGACTTAAAGGTGTCACCATCCTCAATGGTGTTGACGCGAATCGTGTTGTCATCGCTGACGTATGGGCGCTTGAGCATGATGTCGATCACGATGTCGTAACCGTTATCAGCAACATCAATGTCTTCAACGATAGCCATGCGCTTCTTGCCGAGCGCCTTGGTGATTTTTGCAACGGTGTATGTAGTCATGTCGTTTTCTCCATTTCAATTTAATTTCCCGACATGTGTATATTCGCACTTTACAACCTTGATTGCAACACTTTTTGTTTCTTCTTGGTAAATATTTTTTTGATGCGGATTAAATACTCTTCTTTTTTCCCTGTATTTTCGACAGCGTTCATGGCCTCCAGTGCCTCGACTTTCTCGATGCCGATCTTCTCGATCAACCCCTTCCGGTACTCGGCCACGTTGCCTGATAGGAACCGATTACACTTCACGCACTGCTTGTGACAGTTGTGCAGGTTGAATCGCAGGTGTGGGGCTGATCCAGTTGACCTGTAGTGGCCTGCGTCCCAACCTCCGCCAATCTGATCGTCCAAGACGTAGTTGCCGCACGAGACACATGCATCGTCCTTGTCACGCGCTCTGACGTAAGCATTGAACGCCGCTTGGGCTTCCTTGAGATAGTCAGATTTGGTCTTGAGCTTTTGCTTGCGCTCACGCATTTCTGCAAGGGAGGATTTTGCTATCGTTTTTCTCCCTTTCTCTGACTTGGTGAATTGTGTTAGGCATTCAAAAGAACAGAAGGCTCGCAACTGAGTGACAAATGCCGACTCAGCAGGAACCTTCTTCCGGCACTGTTTACAGCGTCTGTTCGCCGACTTCATGCTTGCGCTTTGTCCGGTAATACTCATTGTCTTCTGGGTGCGATAAGGCGATCCCTGAATCGATAGCCCAGTGTTCCACCTGTTCCATGAAGAAAAACATCTCGCCCTTCGTTAGCTTAGTGGTGCTTTTCAACTGTGGCGGTATTGTTGTACTGCCGATCTGCTTAGGCTCTGTGTAGCCCAAGAACATCGCCTTCAGTTTAGTGTGTATTTCGCCCTTACTGAAGTCAGTGCCGTTGTGCTTGTTGACCTTGTCAGCGATCTCCTGCGTCCATACATGGTAGAGCGCGTTCTGCTCCAGTGACCGGCCACCTGCCCGGATGGTGACCACACAGTAGCCGTGATCTTTCATCATATTCTTGATGTCACGATACGACTGCAGTGCGGCCTGCTCTGACGTTACCGTCTGTTTGAGCGAGTCACTCATCCCCAGAACTTCCACCAAGGCTTGCTAGTAGGCGTAAAGTCCTTCACTGGTGCGCGTAGCTCTTCCTGCGTTGGCATCTCTGAGTGGTACTCTCCGCGCTTCCTGCGGTAATCCACGTTGATCACATGCCGGTATGCGTAAAGCGCATGCGCCACTCCACGTTTACTGCGCTTCAACTTACAAGCAATATCGTTGTAGCTCAGACCGTCCCGGTATAAGTCACCGAGCATCAGTAGCTCACTGTTTGACCATCTCTTGTTACCCATTGGATTCTTCTCCTAATTTCAAAAACTCATACAAATCCATTTCAAAATATTCGGCAAACATCTGCAACTTGCTCAGGTGCATATCTGAATTGACCCGCCATCTCGACACCTGCTGATGGTGAACACTGAAGTCCCTAGCCATCCGCTCGTTCGGTATGTTGAGTTCTTTCTGGGCGTTCTTAACACACAGCCCTGCGTTTACTCGTGTCATTTATCGCTCCCGTGGTAATATGTAACTGCATCGCAAGATGTTTCTCTCATTGGGATGACCCCTTTGCCCCGTTAAGCTACGGGGCTTTTTTTGTTACCAAGGAATCTGATCGTTAACATCAGGCGCAGGATTAGCCTCAATCGTTCTCTCGATTGGCCTAGGATTCTCATCATCCATGCGCCTGACTGAGTAAGTCATTGCAGGTGTCTTCGGCCCTTTGCGTTCTGGGTCAGGCAACCAACCGGACAGGTAGTATTCGGCCCCGTCTACATTGATTGTCCCGGTAAAGTCTGGGTCACGCTTGTCAGGACGTTTCTTCTCATTGCGCCAGATAGCGCCTCGGTTTGTGTTGTCATATTGTGTCATTGCATTTTCCTTAATCGATTAACTTCTAATTGAATTGTGTCTACGGCCTTTGATACCTCATCAGCCAGTAGCGTGATGTAGTCATCGTCACGTTCGACTCTGACGATCAGCGCAGGCATCGTCTCGTGGTAAGACACAAAGTCCCACCACTGCCTGCCAGTGATCCACATACAGCCCATCACCTGCTGTTTGTATTTAGTTGGTAACACACCTGCTCGTAAATAAGCAATATGTGTTGCAGGAGTCGGGCATTTAATCTCTAGCCCGCCATCCTCACCAATCAGTCCATCAGGGCTTACGCCGCACTCCATTTTGTCGTGCTTGCAAAACCCAACCTCCTGAACGTCATTGCCTGACGCTAGCTCGTAAAAGTTACGCGCCATCGGTTCCAGTTCAGTTCCCCGTTGCATCCACTCAGTGACTTTGATCTCGGTAGACTGCCCGGTCATCAATTCAGCGATTAACTGATTGATGTACCCTTCAGCCTGCGTAGAAGGCTTGCCACTGGCCTGAATCAACTTGTCGAATCCTGACCCACTAGGACAGCCTAGGCGGCTGTTCAGCCACTCCTGTGTCCCTTGCTCGTGATTGATCATTCTCATCGTGCTTGCCCCTTTTGAAGATGTTGTCCCAGTTTTCCTGAAACTTTTCTTTGTTCGGTATCGGACGAGGTTTGCTTCCTTTTCCCATTACCTACTCCTTTAAGCCAACATGCGGCACACTGGATGCCAAAGCTGTCGATGACGACAGCCTTTTCTCCGCACCACTTACAGATCGACATCAGTCAACTCGCCGTCAGCCTGTGCAGTCTCTGCTTCCATGTTTGCGATCCTCTGCGACAGCGCGTTGTACGCCTGCTCAAAGTGTGACTTAGGTAGATCAGAGACCGCTTGTATCTTGTAGAACCCAAGGAACTTGGATAAGTCAGTGCCAGAGTATTCGATCATCTCGTTTAACTGTCGAAACTGCGGCCCATCGATTGGCTCTTTCAACTCTTCTTTCTCGGCCTGTGGGATGCTCTCCCCGGCATAGATGTACAGGCCAAGTCCTGTCGTCACGGCGATGCACTTAACAAGACACCTCATACGGGCATCAGAGATGTCACGCGAATTTGGGTTAGGGATCGCTTTGTTGCGGTGATCCATAACAGGCAACCACATGTATCCACTGCACACATCCCCGTCACCATGAATGGTTAATACGCACTCAACGGTCATCGAGTCGTCTGCATGACGCACATTCTTGAAGCTCATGTATGACTCAGGGAACTTGGATTTCAGCGTAGACCACGCCCATGTCCAAGACAGGTAGGAAAGGTTGCCCTTGCGCTCAACGTGATCGTTGACATTGATAGGCGACAGTTCAGCCCAGACACGGGCCATTAGCGTTGTTTGATTTTTCATTGCATTCTCCCATTGGTAAACAACGGGAGCAAGTTAAACAGATTATGTAGCGGTACGCAACAGGTTTTGTTACACGGCCCGCATTCTTGTGACCAACCTGTCAGCCCGGTTAGTGACCTGACGATACCACTTGCTGTCCATCATCTGGTCTGCCGCACCCGGCCAATCCCGGTCATCGATACATGCCTTCATCATCTTAAACTGAGACAGCCGTGGGCGCCCCATGTTGAACATCATGTTGGCAATGATTAGCTGAACTTCTTCTGGAAGCTCGTCAAAGTCGCTGTACAGGCGTTGACACTCGTCTAGGGTAACTTGTACGTCTGACTCGAAAACTTCCGCTACACGCTCTTCTGAGACCTCTGTGCCTACATCCATACCATGCTCCGGATCATTCTCTGTCACCAAGTGGCCGATACCGAATGTTGGCAGGCCGAGATGGTCTAGGTAGATCTCGTACTTGACGCCCTCGTCAATCTCTAGCTCGTTGCGTAGTTGTTCTATGTTCATCACTTACCCTTCTTTAATGACATTAGCTTGTCCGCACCCTTCACCCCAAACGATGCAGTGACAGCGATAAACAGCAAATACTGATACCAGTCTGGCAATGCGTTCAGCGCAGAAAATGCCTCATTCATTCGGGCGATGATTTCTGAGTCGTCCATCGCCACGCTGTAGGCTACTGCGATCAATGGCGTACTGAGTATGAGGGCGAACCACTCGTCCTTAAAACTTCCCTTTGTCGCATCCGCCATCTTAGATTCCCAGTCGGCATCGTTCTGGATGGCGTTGATTTTACGCTCCTGAATCGCCTTCTTCTCGTCAGCTTTCCCTTTCAGGAAGTCCTTACCAAGCTCTAAGGCAGGGCCAATTAGCATATTAAGCACGAGCAGTCCTCCGCTTTTTCTTCTTGGCTACACCCTTGAGCTTGCCAGAATTCTCCATTGCATAAAAAACAGATTCACCGCGCTTTTTTCCGTAAGACGCGGTCATCTCTTTTTTGATCTTCTTGCCCTTCTTGGTTAGCGGCATATGCCACCTCCTCTGGTTTGCGTCCGCACCTGTCGCACTTACGCATCGGCCTTGCCACAGACTTGCCTCCGCACTCAGTCTCGTACAGCCCTCGCTTGAAGCTATACAGACAGGTTTTCACCTATCCTTCCTTTCTCTTGCTGATAGCGGTACTGCCAAAGAACGCCGAGACTAAGACGGCAATCGAGGCAAAGTATGTCGGAGCGATGTCAGCGATCAGCCCCGCCGCTGTCGCAAGTCCGAGCAGATCACATACAAGAATGCCAATGGGATACAGCAGTAGGCCAAACAACGCGAACCACGCCATCTTCCGGATCGAATCACGCTGTGCGTCTTCATCTTCCATCTTACGGCGGCGATCCTCCAGTTCAATAAGAGCAAGCTCTTCTGGATCGATAACGCCGTTACCATTTTTGTCATACTTCTCTAGCTCTGTCATGCCCGCGCAGTCCTCTTCTTTGGCTTCTTCTTGGCTGTCTTCTTAGCCTTTGCAAAAGCCGCATCGGTAGGCGCACCCTTAGTGCCGGGTTTACGCATCGTCTCTTTCGATCCCGCCTTGATGCGCTTCCTCTTGGCGTTGATGTTCTTGTACAGGCTCATGACATTGCTTGTGCGAGGCACATGCCTGCGCGTTTACATGAGCTTGGGTCTGGGCAACGACTGCATGGCGTGAACTCTTTCTTCGCCTTGCTTGCCATCTTCTTGCCGCTTGTCTTCTTGCCATATGCCATGATTAACTCCTTACCACTTTTTGCAGGACCAATAGCGAGCAGTGAGCTTGCTAGGAGGGTCCGTATCACAACGATGCCTCGCCCTGAATGACTTGCGCCGCTCAGGGTCTGACTTCTTGATTTTCATATTAGGGTCACCGAACCTGATCAGTCGGATCGTGTCGCCCTGCTTAGCGAGGACGGCAAACTTCTTTGACGCACCGGGTGTGCGCTTGGGCTTGTTGTAACCGCTGAAGGTTTCACCACGGTATTTGATTGCCATCTCTAAGTACCTTTAAGGCTAATAAGCCACAGTAGTAAGGCCACGGCCCCGCCCACAACACCGAGGACAGCAATGCCAACAGCCACATACAAAAATCCATTCTGTATGGCTTTCTTTCGAGCCACTTTTTTAGCTTCTGCACGTTTACGCTCGTTCTCACGCATCTGCTTTCGGTTACGCATAAATGTTTCGTAGTCTTGGAGTAGGTTTGCTCGACCTCCCCACACCATCAATTCTTTGATGCGTTTTTCCTCTTGAGTAATTCTTTCAAGTTCCCAGAATGCCTCAGAGTCCCCATTGTCAGCCTGTTTCTGTATTTCTTCCTTAGCGTCACATAACTTAGACAAGTGGCTTCCACATTCACCTACTGATGAAATGTGGCCCGCCATCTCTTTTAGAGCGGAGATCGCTTCGTTCGCAATTTTAATGGCCGCTATGGCTTCAAAAATCATGGCTCTCTATCCTGTCTTAGTTAGCAGGGTGATCAGGAGCATGATGGTAGCACCCGCTGTCCCGATCATGATCGCCTCAATCCTTTTGATTCGTAAAATTGTTTCTGTCCAACGCTCTGTAGATACAGCCTCATGTTTCACGAGTTGTTTCTCCAGATCATCAATCCGCTTATGAGCAGAAGCCGCAGTCCGCCTATCCACCTCAATACGTTCCCTTCCAAACCCTGAACTTGTCAAAGTCTCCAGACAGGATCTTGCGCTTTACAACTTCCTGCCGGGCTT